ATCCGGGGGATGAGGTCACCGCCGCGATAGACCAGCACGGCCTCCCGGTAGGCGCGGACACCGGCCAGGAAGTCGGCAACGTCGAAATCCTCGACCTTCGCCTCGGGGGTGGTGTCGACGCTCGCCGCCGTGGTCGGTTCGTCGTCGTAGAGGGCGCGTCCTGCGTCGGACATGGGGTGTGCTCCTTCGGTGAGTCGGTGAGTTGGTGGTGGTGAGAACCCTGGCCGCCGCGCCTCACCGGTGCGCGACGGCCAGGGGGCCGGCGGTGAGGCGTCAGGCCCCGGCTGCGACAGCGCGGAAGGTCCAGAAGTCCTCGACGGCGGTCGGCACCTCATACGAGATGTATGCCTCGGTGCTCGGGTCGCGCAGGTAGTCGACCGTGAAGCGAGCGCCGATGCGAATCTCCTCGGCGGCGACCCATGCGTCGGTCGCCGGCTTGTCGGTCTTGCGCATGTAGGCCCACAGCGTGGTGCCTCGGGTCATGACCGCCTGGAAGAGCTCGTCGTCGGCGGGGTCGATTCCGCCGGCTTCGAGGTAGTAGCGCCAGAGCGTGAAGGCCAGCTCGGCGTTGGAGTCGGTGAATGCCTCTTCGTTCGACCCGCACAGCGCCTTGGCGCTGGCCGTGCCGGACGCGGTCGGGGAGAAGCGGAAGCCGTCCGAGAGGACCTTCTTGCACGCCTCGATCCCAGCATTGAGCTCGGTGACCGTCGGGGCCGCCTCGTTGGCGGGCTTGGTCGTCAAAATGGTCAGCTTGATCTTCTTGTCGGCGAGGACACGCTTGCCCATCGTCATGCCTCCTTAGTGGCGGGGTCGTCTTGCTCGATGTCGAGGTCGACGGCGTCGACCTCGTGTGCGGTCTCGCCGGTGCTTGCCGCAGCTTGTGACGCCTCGCGGGCGCGCTGCTCGATGGCGGCGCGGAAGCGGGGCGTGAGGGTGAATCCCTTGCCGAGGGTCGGGTGACCCAGCCACCGGCTCGGGATCTCCTGGATGCCGCCCGCGCGGTTGCGCACGGGCACGAATTCGGGCAGGTCGGCCAGTGACAGCTCGGGGCTGTCGTCGGCGGCCCTGTCGGCCTTGCGTCGGGTCATGGGGTGCCTCCTTCGGGGAGCCAGATAAGGCCGGTCCACAGGAGCGGCGAGTAGTGCCGGCTGGGGGTGAGTGCGGTGTCGTGCCGCACGGGGCCGGGGTCGTAGCCGTCCGGCTCGGACAGCGGGCCGGTGCACAGGCCAACGACGCGCGGCTCCGCGTCGGTGAGGGCGGCCCGGACGCGGTCGATAGCCCGCAGCGCGCGGGCAATGTCGCCGCCGGCGGCGGTCACCTGGAAAGTGAGTCGAACCTCCTCGGACGGCCCGGACAGCGACACGCTGCGCCGATTGCCTGGGGAGGGGTAGAGCGCGGCATACGGGCGCGCCGCGCCATCCTCGTCGGTCACGGCCAGGGGCTCGCCGAGAAAGGCGCCACCCTGCCCGATGTGCCCCGCCAGCAGGTCGAGGACGGCGTCGTAGTAGCCGCTGAGCGGGATAGCCAGGCTCACCCGAGCACCCCGCTCATGAGGCGGTCGAGGGCGGTCATCCATGTCCCGACGTGCCGGTCGTATGCCGGGCCGAGGTGCGCGCGGGGCGCCATCGTGGAGGTGCCGTACTCGACATACGCCGCGTAATCGGCGGTCGCGCCGATCGTGGCGCTGATGCGGCTCGCGTCGACGGTGAGGTCGGTGCCGATGCTGGAGCGGAGGTTGCCGGTGTCGACGGGCGCGAACGCCTTGGCGTCGCGCTCGATGTCGCGGGCTGACTTCTCGGTGACCATCGCGGCTGCCTTGAAGGTGCGCGGCCCCACCTGGGCGAGGGTCACGGCGAGACGGTTGAAGTCGCTCACGTCGATCTTCATTCGGCGTCCTTGGCGGCGTCGCTGCAGAGCAGCGAGCGGGTGAACCGCTCGGACCCTAGCGGCGCGACGACAACGTACAGGGCAGCCTCAGCGAGGGCCGCGTCGTTGGGTGCGTCGGTCACCAGCACGCGGACGCCCCGCCCGAACGCGGGCGCGGCGAAGTCCAGCTCAACGAGATAAGGCTGCCCGGTTAGAGTCTGCCCGGCAAGGTCGACCGGCCCCTCGCCTTGGAGTCGCTGCACGCGGGCGCCGCCGGTCCAGTCGCTGGACCAGGTCGCGCTCGTGCTGTCAGTCGCGGCGTCGTATGCCGTCCCCGTCCGCACCCCAACCGAGACCACCGCGTTAAAAGACGTCGGCAGCGCCGCGGCGTGGTGCTGCGACCAGCCGGCCGGGATGATGCGCGTACCGGGCAGGGGCATCCGGTCACATGCCCGTGACGAAGCGTGGCACCAGCTCGGGGTCGCACGGACGCGCCGCCCCTAGGGTGTCGACGAGGTCGAAGCCGTCGAAGGTGTCGGCGAGGTCGGTCGCGGCCTGGGCTGTGGCGCGCAGCCGGTTGGCGAGCGCCCGCAGCTCCGCCGAGACGGCCGGCCCGTCGGTGGCGAGGTCTTGCGTGCGGATCTTCTTGGAGACCAGGACCTCGGAGACGGCGATTGCTTCCAGCGCGTCAGCGGCGGCGAGCCGGATGTTGCTGGAGTTGAGGTCGAGGTAGACACCTAGCGTCTCGTCGGTGAGGAGCGCCCCGCTGCCGGGTGGGTCAGCGATCAGCGCACGGACGGCGCTAACGTCTTCGGGGTTCGCGGCCAACGTAGCTTCACCTCCGGTTCCTCTCAGGGGGTAGGGCGGCCACTGGCCCCCGGTGCGTCTACACGGGGGCCAGTGGGCTGAATGAATGGGCGCAGGACGCGCTGATGTCACGAGCCAGGGAGTTGTGCGCCCTCGGAGCCCGGCTATGCCCGCCACGGTGCCCGCCAGCGGCCTTCGGCGACTCAGTTGCAAGGGTGTCCGTTACCCTCCGGGGCTTTCCCGCCGTTGACGCCCACCCAGCGCCGCCCGACCCCCGTGGAAGGGGACGGGTCGGGCGGCGAGGGAAGGCGCCCCGGTCAGGGACGCGGCCGGCGCGCAGCGAGCGCGGCCTTGATGGCGCCCTCCTGCTCCTTGGTCGCCTTCTTGGCGCCCTCGGGCAGGAGGTGCGCGTTCTCCTTGTCGAGCCACGACTTCGGCACGTAAGGATTGGCCGGGATCGGCGAGCCGGCGGCGTCCACGACGTAGACATAGCCGTCCGGAAGGCCGGGGTCGGCCGCCTTGGTCGCGGCGGCGTCGGCCTGCTCGCGCAGGGCGACGACCTCGGCCTCCAGCTCGGCGATGCGAGCGGCGGCGTCGGTCGCGGCCTTGTCAGCGGCAGCCTTCGCAGCAGCTTCGGCCTTGGCCTGCTCGTCCTTGTCGGCGGGCGGGGTGGTGGTGGCGGTAGCCATGATCACTCTCCCTGTCAGACCGTGTAGGTCACGTCAGCGACGGTGGGCATGTTGGCCGGCTCGGTGGCGCCGCCGGTGTTGTCGCTCGCATACGTCAGCGACGGGTCACCGGTCGCCGCGCCACAGATGTGGCGGGCGCGGTACTCGATGCTGTCGTTGAGGAAGGAACCCTCATCGGCGCCGAGGTCGCCGCCGCCCATGGCCTTGCCCTGGTTGTTGGCGTACCGGTAATCCGGGGACTCGTACCCGGCCAGGTGCGCGAACCACGTCGGCGCCTTGGCCGCCGTGCCCGGCTTGGGCATCACCATCCACGACGCGCCGACCTGCTTGGCATTGACGACGACATCGAAGCGGCCCGCGATCGGGTTGTCCGTCTCGACCTTGGTGCCGTCGACGCGGGTGATGACCACCCGGCCGGCGCCCATGACGGCATTCGCCAGCCCCTCCAGCGCGGGCCCGACGACGAGCTGCAGCGTCCCGGTGGGGATCAGTCCGCCCGTGTAGGGGTCACGCTTGGTGGACAGGTAGCGCAGGACCCGCAGCAGCGATTCCCGGCCGAGCTTCATCTGACCGAGGTTGGCGTTCCCGACGTTGAAGAAGCTGGTCGCCGGGGCGCCCGTGCCGAGGTTGATGAGCAGCCCGAGGGACTTCTCGTCCTCGGTGTTGGCCGCCATCGCGGGGAAGGCGCGCACGACCTCCATGAGCTGGTCGAGGTCGTCATTGAGACGCGACTCGAAGGACCAGCCGTAGCGGGCACCGGTCTTGCCGACCTGGATGAAGTACTCGCTCAGCCCGCCGCCCTTGAGGAAGGGGTAGGGGGTCAGCTCGGGGATGTCGTAGAAGCTCTGCGCCCCGAGGTGCAGCTCGGCGATCGACTTGGGCTTGAAGTTCCGCACGGTGGTGCGCGTGAAGAACTTGGGCCACTGCTTCTCGAGCTCGGTGTAGCCGCGCTCGATCTGGCGGTCGATCAGGACGCCGGTGGCGAAGGCCACCAGGTCGTTACTCGACAGCGCCTCGTAGAAGGTGGCGCGGGCGGTCATCGAGCCGTCGGCGGCGTCGAGCATGCGCGCGACACCTTCGACGGTGCGCATGATCTGGGCGTCCTTGGCCCAGCGCCTGCGCGCGGCGGCCGGGCTCAGCCCGTCACTCTGGTCCCCGATCGACTCAGCGATGTCGAGGAAGGTCGTAGTCAGCATGTCAGTGGCCTCCTCAGCCGATCGTGACGTTGATGGTGCCGGCGCCCGCGGCCTTCGTCCCGCCGGTGGCAGCGCCACCCTTGATGACGTCGGCCGAGTAGCCGAGCAGGGTGTTGCCGGAATCGGTGGTGGTGACCGTGAACGGTCCCGCGCCGGCGATGTAGAGAGCCGTCCCGACGGCCGCGACGGCGTCCGCGCACGGCAGCGTCCACGTCCCGTCGAGCGCCACGGAGGCGTTACCGACGGGGTTGGAGGTGTTCGGGACGTTGGCCGCTGCGGCGGCCTGCCGGTCGGTCAGCGCGACGCCCACGTAGGCGCCGGACTTGACCGCGTCGCCGCTCTTGGTGCCCGCAGCGACGGGCAGCGACTGGCTCTTGGTGAAGCCGTAGACGTTGTTCTTCGCCATGGCTCAGGCCCCCTTCCGGCCGTAGATGGAGTCGATGTCGTCCCACGTCGGGACGGTCTTGCCGCCAGCGTCCTCGGTCGCGCCGAAGCCGGTGACGCGGCCAGCGCCGCCCGCCTTGGCCTTGGCGTTGACCTCGGCCTCAACCGCTCCGCGGAAGGCGTCGGCGTCGAGGTCGCCCTCGCCGGTCGTGGGCAGGGCGGCGAGGATGCCGCGCTGCTCCAGGGCCGAGAAGGTGACGGGGGTGGTCGAGGCGGCGATTGCCTCGGCGAGGATGCCGCGAGCGGCGTCGGTGTTGCGGTGCCCGCGCAGGGCAGCCTCTGCGGCGTCTGCGCGGCGGATGGCCTGGTCACGCTCGTCGGTGAGCGTGGGCACCCGGCCAGCCTCCTGGGTGAGTCGGCCGTGCTCGGCCTCGTCCACCTGGATCAGTCCCATGGTTGTCTCCTGGGTCTCGGGGTTGGGGTCTCCGGCCGGTGCCGGGGTCTGTGGGGCAGCGGCCTCGGCGGCGCGCTGCGGGTCGGCGCCTGCGGCGGCGTAGACGCCCTCGGTCGTGGTGGCGACGGGCACATAGACGGTCTTGGCGCGGACCTCGATCGGGTCGCCCGTCAGCGTGATCGAGCCGGACTCGTCGGCCTCGTAGTCGACCTGGTAGGTGCCGGAGCCGGTCGGGTTCTCGTACCAGAACCACACGCGGCCGGCCTCGGGGTCGAAGTCGCGGATGCCGACATAGGACTTTTCGCCGCCGTATGCCGCGTTAATCGCGTCGGCCAGTGCCTCGCGCT